CGGTTAGAGGGCACGCGGTAGCGGGGGATCGTCTCCAACCCCAAGCGCCCCACGAGGCCCCCCAGGGTGTTGAAGGATTTAGTGCTTTCGAGTCCCTGGTATTCGGCGCGACGCGAAGTTTCGACCACTTGCAAAATATCCCGCTCGATCATCCCAATGGCTTTTTGCTCCAACCCCGAAGCCATTTCCAACTCATTGTTCTCCTCGCGCCAAAGGCAGAGGATCATTACTTTTGTGGCGTCTAAATTTGGAAGAATAAGATTTGTCGGCGAGGCCGAGTAGTTCAGCACAGGCCGCTCCAATTCCTCCCGCCGGACGATGAAATTGTATTGGTCGATCAACCGCCGCTGCGCCTCGTTGATCCGCGAGTCGATCCGAGTCGTGTCCGTCGAGTTCACCCCATTGTCCACATAGGGCGCGAGAGCAGTTCTGGCGGCGGCAAAGGTTGACATCAGTTTACAGGGAGTTCCGTGGCGACGATCTGGACATTAAGAAAATTCCCGAAGGCGTCCGTCCCCGCCGTGCGGTTGAAATAAAGGGCACTGGTCGGGCTATCGGTTCCGATCCGAAGTGAGTAAGTAAGGCCGGAGGTTACTTCGGACACCGAGGGGAGGTGCAAACCCATCAGAAAAAGAGAGGTTAATACACCGGCTCGGCAAAGCGCCGCGCTCAATGCAATCGGAGTGCTTCCTGCGTTCAGCATGGCAAAAGCCGTTACATCATTCTCCGAGCTTGTGATCGCAGGCACTTGCGCCACCACCAAAACACGGTTCCCCACCGCCCTAGGGGAGAAAGACAGGTTGGCAACCTCGACCCCTCTATTTGAAGTGGGGGCAGCCGACTTGTTAAAAATGTTGGTCCCCGCCAAAACTGCCCCATTATTCGGGGAGGTTCGGAATGCGGAGTTTCCTCCGAGGATGTTCACCCAAGTCAACGACTTATTGACTTTCAGAGCTCCGTTTCGGCTATCCAGCCACAGCGCATTGGTCGGCACGGTATCCGGCGCACTCAAATTGTAAAAACTCTGCGGCTGCTCCGGCACAAAAAGATTACCTGCAAATCGTTGCAACAAAACTTGCGGCGCGTTGGGGTAGGTATCCTCCCCCGGCACAAGGGTTCCATATTGCAACGGCGTCATAGGGTATGAATAAACTAGGTTAATACTTTATGCAAGCCAAAAGCGCCATGTTCACAGGGCGCGTCTCATCAGGCACTTTGAAAGCAATGTTGGGGTAACGGGAAATGGTGATGCCGGTGCTCGCAGAGTCCACACTTACATCGACACAGTCTCCGCAGAACCCTAAGTCAATATCCTTAGTATAGCTCGTTGAGTTCCCATTCCATCCGAGGTGATTCACGGCCTGGCTGCCGCCACCACCTTGCAAGTCATTGCGAATGTTATATTTAATTTCGTGGCTGTGATTTGTGTTCTTCCATTGGCCTTCCGCTCCATGAGTATGCCTAGGATCAATCGTGTTGTGAAAATGCTGCTGCATGGCATCCTGCTGCACTGTTCCTAGGGAGCCGGAAACCGCGCCTTTATTCGCATAGACCATGTAAAATTTTCTGGCGTGCCCCGTGATTTGATGCGGCGGGGAAAACGCCAACGACTGCGCCAAAGTGTAAGTGAGGCTCCCCGTCGCAGTCACAAAATTCGCATCCGAATAAAATTCGATCGTGTAAGAGACCGTGCTGGGCCGCTCCTCGTTGGTTTCGCTGGAGCCCCAGAACACATTGCCCGAAGTCCCCGCGTTATCCTGCTTGATCTTCACCCTCGTTGTGGCAACCGAGTTTCTCCCCGACCCCCGCACAAAAATTCCCTGCAGATCAGGCAGCTTGCCTTGAACGCCAAACTGCGTCCCCAAATGGTTTCGCAAGTCCTGAAGCCGCCACACGGGGATCGACTCGATGTTGTCCGCCGAGGTGTAGGTCGCCCCAGGGTTGTTCGCGTCAAACGCCGGGAGCAAATTTCCGTTGCACGCCACATACCCCACGGGGGCTTTGCTTCCCGCAAAATGAAACACCGCCCCCACCGGCACGCCGCCTTTAGCCCCTGTCACCGCGCCATCCACAATCTTTGCCGTGGTCACGCCAGTTCCAAAATCCTTTGAAGTCCAGTTGGCAAAACTCGTGGCCTCGGCGTTGGCGATGTTGTGGGTGTGAACCGAGTCGATCGCAAGTTTCGGGTGGGTCACTGCGGCTGGAGCAATCTTTGCGGCGGTAATGCCTGAGTCCGCGGAGACGCTATCTTCAAGGTGCTTTGTCTTCACCACCGCATCAGGCAAGAGATTGTCCAGACTCACTCGATAGACCGCATCGCCGCCAAACCGCTTTAACAACAGGAAGTCGCTTTTCGAGGTCGCCCCCGCCCATACTGCAAAAATCCCGAACAGGTATTCCCGCAGCTTGAGAAGCGGAAGCCGCCAAGTCACCCCGCCGCCCTCCACCGCCATTTGATCGGAGTCCACGACTCCTGTTTTTTCCTCCAGTTCGGAGATTAGTTTGTCGCTCATATTGCTATTTTTCCTTTTAGTTCGACTCCGTCTTCATTGGTTCTTCGGTTCAAGATTCGCCCCGAAACTCCACTCTTCGCCCATTTCAAGAAGCCCACCGGCTCATACGCGGTCGGCGCGAAATACACCTCAAACTCGTTGCGCCCGTCATACCGCGCCACGACCGGAGATGCAGAGCTTGCGGCAGAGGCCAACCAAGCGCGGTAATCCGAGATGTCAAACTCCGTAGCGGCTCCGACAGCGGGAGAAGCCCCCGTGTAGGCCGGAGACAGAGATACCGAATACCCCGATTCATCGGTTCCTTGCTGCACCGATCCCATATTAAACGCCGCCCCAGAAAACCCTGGGGATGCCGTCAGCGATTGGTGGTCCTCCGTATCGCGAGTTCCTAGGGATATTTGAGAACCGCCACAGTTTAGCGCGGGGCTTGGAGAAATCGACAGGTGCGTCTCCCGATCTTCAATGCTTGGCGCGGAGACGACGAACGCAGGAACTCCGCTCGCAGGCGAGCTTGTGAGGCTGCTATGAGCTTCCGTGTCATCGTTACCCTTTGTCACCCCTACCGCACTTGAGATCGTCGGTAGCACGATCACAGATTGCACCGCCGAGGTGGAAAAATAATTTTGGTTCCCTACCTGCGTGGCGATGATCCGCGCTACCCCCAGCCCTTGAATCACGAGTTGATTCCCATTTTGCACCCGCGCCACCGAGAGGTTGGAAGATGCGAACGCCACACTTCCCCCTGGGGCGCTGGCGCTCAAAGAGAAACTAGGCACCCCAAAAGCCACCGGAGCGATGTCTTGAAACGCGATAGCCTGCACGCCTCGCTCCACGGCGATTTGTCGAGTCACACTCGGCGCGGGGTTGTAAGTCGAGTCCCCCGTTTGAGCCGCTTCAATCGTTACAACCCCAGTGCCCTTGATGGTCGCCAAGTTGCCATCCGTAATTTCGATAATTGAAGAGTTCGAGCTTGTGAGCGCCACGGACAACTGAGAGTTCGAGGAAACATCCAGCCGAAACGGAAAATCGGTAAACGATTTGATTTGGACATCAGCAAATGAAATCGCCTGATCCAGCTTCCCGACGGTCACTTCGTAAGTAACCGATGCGGGCTTGTAGAGGTCCGTCTCCGCCACCGTCGCGGTTACGGTTCCGACTCCGATGATCTTCCCAGCCAAATATCCATCTTCAATAGCCAGCGCCCCCGTTGCAAAAAATTGCGCCGGTTCGCCGGAAGTCGTCGAGGCCCCCAACAGCACACGATCCCCGACAGGGATCAATGAAGGAGGGCGCGTAAAGTTCAGACCTTGCTCGGCTTTGACCACTCGCAAGAGTTGTTGCTGGGATGTCGCAGGAAGCCAAAAAGGGTTGCCCTCTTGAGATGCGGTAATCGTAGTCGTCCCTACCCCGCGGATCGAAAGCGTGTTTCCCAGCACGATTGCCACCGAGGGGTTCGAGCTTGCCAGCGTCACCGGCAACCCAGAAGTCGCAAACACCGCGACCACATACCCCGCCGCGCCATAGGGAACCTCTGGGATCGCGGGGAAAATAATCGACTGCCCGCTACTGCCGACCACCACATCTTGCGAAGCCGATGCTGCGCTGTAAATCGGGCTTGTAGCCGCGGTCGCGGTGATCGTGGCATACCCTTGTCGAAGGATTTTAAGTATTGCCCCCGTCACCGACATAATTAACGGGTCGGAGCTTGAAAAGGTAACAGCGAGTCCCGCGCTGGAAGTGGCACTCAAGGTCACTTCATCTCCGACTGCCAACGAAGGAACTGGAGAAAAAGTCACGGTCTGGGGCAAGCCTTCTACAAAAACAAAAAAAAATTCCGTAATTTCCGCGTAGGTTTCATTTCCTGGGGCGCTGAACTCAATGATCGCCCCTCCAGGTAACAAAGCGCGAAGCTGGCTTCCAACGATCTCGATAATTTCCGGCGAAAAACTACTTACAGACACCGTGAACCCCGCCGAGGAGCTAACCGAAAAATTCGCGGTGCCCCCAACTTTCATCACCCCTGGGATCGTAACTGTCAGCGTTTGAGGGGCCGGTAAAGCAGTGGGCGAAATTGTAGCAGATGCGGATGCGGAGTTGTATTGAGTATCCCCAGGCTGTGTCGCAGTAATTGTCACCTCGGCCCGTTGAAGCATCTTGAGCTTGTTGCCGTCAAACACGAGAGCGACTGCGGGGTCGCTGGAGGTATAAGTGAACTCGGTCAATCCAGAGTCAGATGACGCTTGCAGGATAACCGTGGCGCTTTCGGGAGAGTCATCTACGAAAGTCTCATAAATTTCCAACTCTTCGTTGACAATCGAACCGTCGTCCTCGGTGTATGTTCGGGGGACTTTAGGAATTTTGAAAGTGATCGTCTGAGGCGCAAGCGAAGTAATTGTCTGCGCTGCGCTTGCGGGCAAATATGTGGAGTCCCCCGCTTGTCTAGCCGATACCGTAAATGATCCTGCGCTCTTGACGATTAAAACATTCCCAGAAACAGACGCAACTGAAGAAGGGCTTGCGTTAAAAGTTACAGCTAACCCTGAACTCGCCGTCGCAGAAAGAGTAACTGATTGACCAACAATTACATTTTGTATTTTATCAAAGGAAATTGTTTGAGACGATCTAGTGTCGGGCCATTCCAAATTAAACCCATAAGAGTCATTAGCCCCTGATGTAACTGGGGAAATAACAAAAAACCCGCCGCCAGGGATATTAAAATAATTTGTCCCTGATGTGCAGCGAAATAAAGTGGGCCCCGCAACCCTAGTCCCTGCGGAGTTTAACGCCTCCCCGTTAAAAGTATTTTCAAACTGCCCACTAGACGAATAAGGCGTGCTCGGGTTTGTGTAAGGGTTCTTTAAGACGATCCTTGTTTTTAAGGAACCGTCCCCATTATGGAACCCTACCCACATTTACCCACCTCCCACATTCTCGACCGCCTCCAGCGCGTGAACCATCAACCGCGCCAACCGCCCGTGCCCGACCCACTTGACCTTGAAGCCAAAATCGTAGCCGAGGTTGTCAGGGACCCCCGTGATGGCATTGTCCGTTTGCGGAGGAGTTGGGGAACGAAGCTGCGGCGCGTAGCCCTTGGCGAAGGGAGTCGTCAAGTCGATCGCCGCCACGCCCGCTGTGTATTGGGTCGTAAAGCACCTCTGCCATGTCGCCCACTCGATGTATTTCGGGCTGGAGTCGGGGCGGTAGTAGAGCGTGATGTCGAGAGCGGAAGTCGGCCCGCCGCTGATCGAGTCGAACCACAGGTCGCACCGCAGGAGCTTCTTGAGCATGAGCGGGTATTCCATGTCGAAGTTCTTCGTAGTCACCGAGCACACGATGTTGCTCTTTCCGTTTACTCCTGTGTCCGCCTCGGCGTCCTTCGTGATCTCCCAAATCTCATGGTTGCTATTGTGGTAGCAAAACGCAAACGCCCGCCGCACCCCGTCGAAGTTGCCCGAGGCCAAACTCAACGCGTCGATGCCCGTCCACACTCCGTCATACACCGAGTTTGACTTGCCCATGTTCCCCGATACCGACTTAAAATCCAGCGCGGCGATTCCCGTGAACTTGGTGAAATACGGTTGGCCCGAACCCGCTTCGGCGGTTTGGGTTTTTGGCAGACAAGTCATCAAGAGGCGGTTGTCAAACGCAATGAGGCTCACCCCTACGCTCAACAAATTGCCTACCGACTGCACCCTCACATCCTTCTCCAAAAGAAACTCTGTGTCGCGGGTTAGGATCGGGTCGATCTCGGAAGAAAGCGGCGTCTGCCCCGCGCCTGCAAACTCCGCTCGGGCGTTGCGATAGCTGCGGATGCCATTGCCGTCCATCGAGCGGAAATACAAGTCTCCGTTCACAGGGCAGACGCTCTCTCCCACCATGCCGACATTCAAAAATAAAATTTTCTGGAAGCCCTGCGTTTCTTTCCAACTTGTGCGGGGCAAGCTCACCGCAAAGGTAGCCGCTCCGCGCTCGCAGAACGCCACCAGATCGCCCTGCCCTGCCGCTGTGTCTTGCACGGGCAGAAAGGTCAAAGCTCGGATTTGCCCTAGCTCGGCAGGGATAATCAAATCACCGCCTTCGTTGATAAACCCATGCTCGCTGAAGTGGAGCACATCTATGTCCTGCCCCGCATTGAAGGCGCTCACCCAGCCGCTTACTCCGTCGGAGCCCGCATCCACATAGATTGTGAAAGTGGTGTTGGTGCGCTCGATGATTTCGTAGGTTCCATCCACGAGGTTTAGCGAAGTGTGAGCCTGGATCGTCACATACTGACCATTTGTAAAAGGGTTCCCTCCGTCGATCGTAAACACTTGTTTTTTTCCATCGGCAGCGATCGCGGACGATATGATTTTCTTTTTGCTTGTGGACCCACCAAATGCGATGTCCCCCGCCCGAATCGCGCTTTCCGTCACTGCCACATACAACCTCCCCTGCCCGTAAGCCATGTGCGTGCCCGTCGGAACCGACGCGATCCCCTTCAACGCAGACTGAGTAAAAGACGCAGCGGTTTGCAGTTTAGGACTGACATTGGAAACAAAAATTAAAGGGCTTGATATGCCGTCTTGAATTACCACAAACCGACCCGCTTGGCAAAAATACACCGGTTTCGAGGTGCTCATCTTGAGCCCCGTCGAAGACGAGAGATTTTCGACCGCCAAACTGCCCGTGCCACTAGGAGTAATTTGCAGTATGTTCCCATCCACCGCCGCGAGGATGCAGCTCTGCTGCCCCGCTAGAGCCAAATTGTAAACGCCCCAGCCTTGAAAGAGCTTGCCATCTTTCAGCGTGCCGCTTCCAGTGCCAGAAAGGGTTTTGTAGGAAAATCCAGGGCGCGTCTTGGGCCCGCTCCCGCCTCGAAAAGTGACATTCTGAGCGTAAAACGCCGAGCCGTTGGGAACGAGGGTCGGGTCTTTCGACCCGTCCATGCCCAGCGGTAGCCCGCGGAACCCGTCCAATAATCGCCGTTTGTCCCTGCCGAGACTCATAGGGCGTTACTGTCCCATGCCCATCATTACGGCTTTTTGGAAATCCCCCGTGTTGGGATCGGTCGCTTCAGAGTAGGACTCGTCTTCTTCGGTTTCTTCCGTCTCGCCCTCACCGCCGACAGGGAGCCCGTCGATCGCGGTAAGCACGAGACTTTCGCCATCGACTTCCAAAGTTGCAAGAGCCTCGAAGGTGCCTTTGTCAGCGCCCTCGGGGAGTGTGTAGCCTTCCGGCATCGGGAATTTAACCATGGTGTTTGTTTGGGTTGATTGTAAAACCTCAATTCCGCCCCCTCGCCCTAGGGCAAGGAGGCGGTGTTTGAGGGCTTACCTACTCAGGGAGTCGGAGGGCAGACAGCGTCGCCGTCGCAGTCGGTGAGATCGGTTGCACGATCCACGCAACGGAGGTGGCGAACCACAAAGCCCAACTCGGGGCGCTCGACTTTCGAGCCGTAGGCATAGAGCGCACGGAAGAAGCCGGTCGAACCGTCGATGTTGCTCTCGCGGTCAGGGATGTTCCTCCACACGAACTCGCCAGCCCAGCTATAAGATGGGTTGTAGGTCATGCCGCCCTTGCTCGTGCGGGGCGAAGGAGTGAGGACTTTCATCACATCCTGATGGTAAATCACCGTGTCGGTGTAAGGAGCGGCCTTGTAACGGGCGCTGATCTCCCAACGCATTCCACGCGAGGTCGCGATTGGCTCGTATGGGAACACACGGACCCAGGCACCAGCCACAGCGTCAAACTCGTAGCGCGGAGGAAGCTCCACGGTGAAGAATTTGAAGCCGCGAGTGATGGTGTTCAAACCAGGAGCAGCCATCATTGGATTGCTGTCGCCGCTGCCCATGTAAGCGTAACGATAGTCGTCACGAACATTGGCGTCTTGGCGCTTCAGATCACTGAAGGTGTAACGCTCGCCGACCGCGGCGTAGATCGGAGTCATCTCGTCCACGCGAGCGAACGGGTTGATCGACCCGCCGTTGTAGCCGAGTTGCTCATAAATTGCTTCGAGGATGCCCCAGGTGAGCTTCGAGGTCGCCGGAGTGGCAGCGAAAACAGATGTGTTAGGGTCGAAGTTTGACACCGCCACGGATTTTTGGCCGCAGGCGTTGACATATTCGTCCTGATAAGTGTTGGTCCAGACATACTTGGTGTTCTCGGAAAGGACGCGGATCACATTCTTGACCTGGTCCTCGACCTGCCAAGCGAATTGGAGGTCATCGAGGTTGATGTCGGGGCTGTTGAGAGCCGCCTTTTTGAGGCTCATCGTGCGAACGGTCACGCCGAAAGAGTCGATCTTCTGACCGACGATTTGGCTTCCGCCGCCGAGCATACCCGTGCGAGGGAGGGGTCCGCCGTTGGCTCCAATGAGGTTGGAGTTGTTCGGGGAAGCGGTGTAGGTGCCGCTCTTGGTGGCGTTGTCGCCATCGCCGCCCGAGGAGGTCCAGTTCTCAAAAATCACGCCACCTGGAGTCGAGACCGCGGCGCTGGAAAGCGAACGCTCGAAAATAGGATAGCTGACTGCGTTGCCCTGACCATCCACCCACTTATCTTTAGGAAGATATTTGAGGTAGAAGTCGGAGGTTACGATGTTCTTCGCGACATTGTTGCGGATGAGACCGCCCCACTCTACGAAAAGTTGTTCGATATTTTGTAATGCTGCCATAGGAATAGAAAAAACAGAAGGTTGTGTTGTGAGGTTGTTACACCTCGTTGTTTTTTCCGTGCGGGGGTCGGAACTACGCGCAAAAAATGTCCATGCAGTTACCGCCTGCAAGCAGCGTCAGGAATGTAATAACCCAGCAACCTCGCAAAGTCAATAGACAATTTTCAAAGAGTTGCGAAAAAAGAAAAACCCCACAGAGACCAAGTCCCTGTGGGGTTTGGGGAGGGGGAAGCTACGCTTTTAGCGCAGATTGGCTTTAAGCGCCGACATGAAATCCTCGAACTCCTCTTTGGCTGGGGCCGCTGGGGCGCTTCCGCCGCCGCCCGCCTTGGGGGTGGCTTTCTGGTATTTCTCCAGGGACTTCTCAAGTTCCTGATACTTGTTATAGAGATTTACGAATTGCCCGTAGATGATCGGGGCCACCGCGGAACGCAACGCCACGCGGGCGCGAGTGTCCTCGTTGAGGGTGTCAAAATTTACTTCACGGGTAAATTTTTCCGCTTCAGCCAGTTGATTATTCCACTCGTCGTCGCCTTCAATCGGTCGAAGGAGGGGCACCGCTTCAATAGCCTCTTGCAAGACTTTGTCCACGATATGCCCATAGCGTTTGGTGTATTCCTCACGCTGGACTTTGGATTGCTCCTCACGGTGCTGTTCGATTCTTTCAAGCGCAAGTTTGGCGTTATTCACGACCCGCTCGCGGGTGCTTTGCACCTTGTTGAATTTCGACTCCAAATCGTAGAGCGAAAATTTGTCGCGATCGTTCATCCCTGCCGCGAGGTCGCTGAGTTTGTCAGCGCGAACGCTGGCGTCGGACTCGGAAAACGCATTCAAGATTTCGGACTCGGAGACCTCGTATTTCGAGGCGATGCGCCCCAGGGACTCGCGGATGTTTTGCATGGGCAGCACAACCGCGTCTTTGAACTCCTTGGTCGCTTCGACCCGTGAGATTTGTAGCTCGCGCTCATACTCGTCGTTGATTTGGCGAAGTCGCTGCACTTCCTCGGGGTCGGTTTCGGCACGGAGTTTTTGAAGCTCGGAGAGCTTGGCTTCCAGCGCCGCGGCTTTTTCCCGCTCGGCTTTCAGGTCTTTACGCATGGAGGCGAACGCGTTCTTCGCGTTGTCGCTGGCATTCTCCAACCCTTTCTCCTCGGCGGGTTCGGAGTCGGCAGGGGCTTCTTTTATTTTCCCGCGAAGTTTAGCGAGGTCGCTGGAGGTAGGCACTTTGACTTCAGCTTTCTCCTCGGCCTCGGGTTTTCCTGGCTCGCCTTCGACGCCTTTTTTTCCTGAGTGGTTGGTTGACCCTGTGGGCTCCGCAGGAGCGGCATCGCCATCTTTGAGCTTCGCAAACGCATCCGCAATACTTGCGGCGGCATCGAAGTCCATGGTTCCCCCCTTGGCTTGAAGGTTTTCGCCTTCTTGCGGCGGGGCTGTTTCTGTCGGTGTGTCGGTGGTGGTGTTGTCTGACATAAATCAATCCTCGGGTTCGAGGGTGGGCATAAGGTCGCTGTCGCTCTTGCGCGGCTTGGTTGGCACGCCGAGGGCGAGAAGGGCGTCGATCGCTTGATTGAACCCCTCGAAGCGGGTGTTCTGGTGCGAGTTCCATTCCGAGAACCCCACGCCGGTCGGAGGGGCGATCTCCCTAGGGCACCCCAAATGGCGTAGCGCCTCGACGGCAGCTTTCATCTCGGGGCGTTTCAATAGTTCAGCAAAGGCGCTCGTAAGCACCTCGCTGGAGCGGAAGGTTTCAATAGTTACCATTTATTTTTAGGACACTTGGAGGTTTCGAGAAAGAGCTTGGCCTTGGTCGAGCAACCGCAGACCGTGCATTTGCCGGAGCCGCCCCACGCTTTCGAGTTCCAAAACGGACACGCTTGGCACTGCTCGAATCGCTTCGTGATGACTTCACCCGAAGCGAGCTTGAAGCCTTTCTTGGCCCACTTCGCAGTCTCGGTGAGCAGACTTTTTGCCATATCTAGGGCGGTCGGCATTTATTTCAAGGAGCGGTTGACCTTCGCCCGCAGGGCTTGCAGGTTGCCAGGACTGTTGTTGAGAGGGTTTCCATCCTTGTGGTGGACATCCATCCCGTCGCCTTTTTTTACCCGCCCTTGACTTGCGAGCTTTCGGCGAGCGGCGTTGCGGTTCGCCCGTTTCTTCTTCTGATCAGGGCGGGCGTGATAGTCGTCGTATTCTTTGCGGTAGTTTCTCATTGTGGAGGAACGGTTGTCGGGGACATGGATCGGATTTTGGCGGCGGTCTCGGCGTCCTTGAGGGCGAGCTTCTGAATGGTTTGCTCGTCTTTCATTTTCAGGTCGGCTTGGTGGCGCTCCATTTTCATTTGCAACTCGACTTGTCGCTCCATCAGGCGTTGCTGGGCCTCGGGGCTGAGTTGCTGGCTCTCCGCGAGCTTTTGCTGCATTGCTTGATACTCGGCCATGAGCGCGGTTTGCTGCCGCTCGGCTTCGGCCTGCTGGGCTTTCTGCTGGTTCTCCATTTGCGATTGCAACTCGTCTTGAACCCGCTTCGCCGTGGCGGAAAGCTGCTGGTATCTTTGGCGCATCATCGCCACTTGGTCCTTGCGAACGAGGTCGGAGCCGAGTTGCGAGAGGTGATCCCCTAAATGCGGGATCATCAACTGCATCGCCATGAGCGCCTCTTGAGGGTTGTTCTGCCCTTGCACTGTAGCAGCTTCGATGCTGTCGAGGGCTTGGAGATGCGACTGTGCGTGGAGGAAGTGATTCTCCCCAGGGGATACCGGAATCCCATTCCCATCGACCATCGTGGAGTTCTCCAAAATCGCGATCTTCATGTCGATCGGCGGGCGGAGTCCTGTCTCTGGCGAAGGGAGGTAGCGGTCCACCACTTCTTGCCCGAAACGAGCCGCAATGCGGTCGCGAAGCAGGTTGATGCGCCCCATTTCATCGAGGCTCCCGAAGATCGACATGGTTTCGTCGATCGCCGCCATTCGCATCGCGGGGCTTCCATAGCCGATCGCTCGCACAGGCTCGACATTGATGACGCGGTGAATCGCTTCCTCGGGCACGCCGCGTTTGAGAAGGCGTTTGCGGAACTCAACGGCTTCCTTTCCACCTGGTTCGCGAGCGTTGTAATCGCGGCGGGTGAGACGGCGGAAGACCTCGGTGAGAATCCGCTTCCAAGGATGGTAGAACAAATTGATCGAAGCATTCGAGAGCACGGCTTCCTTTTGCAGTTGCGCTTTCACCTCGTAGGCGGTGCGGGCTTGGTTGCTGTCGCCCGTGTTGGCGCGAGTCTGGTAGGCCCCCGTGTTGTTGCTCATCTGCATCGCCATGTCGTTGATGACGGGGATGATGTTCTGCTGAAGGTTCGGCACGGCTTTATCAACGATCTTCAAGCCAGGCGGGAAGAGGGCGTAGGGGCCGTAGTAGGTGAGCGTCAGGTCATCGAGAGCGCGGGTGCTGCTATCGCTTGGCTGCACGATGAGCGAGGAGGAGAGGAGCGCCCCATCCACCATGCCGCAACGCAGGCGGTTCAAGACTTGGATGTGCGGGTAGATTTTGAAGCCCAGCCCGCGGATGCCGTGGTAGGTGCCGTTACCGACGCCGTAGGTAAAAGTCACCCAGCACTGCGTCGGGGAGTCGAACCGCTTTTCTTTTCGGTAAAGAAAACTCTCTTTCATCGCGCCGACATCAGTGGGAAGAGGCTCTTGCAGGAAAATCAAATGCGAGACGCACCCGCAAAATTCCTTCACCCACATATGAACGACCTTCACGACCTTGCTCTTGGCCGTGCCGTAAAGGATGTCGTTGTTTTTTAGCTCTACCTCCAATTTCTCCCAGTCCCCTAGGGAGGTCGTGGTGTCTTGGGCGCAAGCCCGCTTGAGAGCTTCTTTGACCGTGGCGACATCCCACCCTAGGGACGCGGCAATTTCGGGGTCGCGAATAAATCCGTAAAGCTCGTCGGAGCGGTATTCACGGTCCACCGTAGCGACTTCGATCTCGGCCTCGCTGGCTCGTGTGCCTCGGGGGATGCGAAATTCATTGAGCCCCGTTACGCGCCAGCGCCAATCGAGTTCGTCCTCGAAATACGCGACCCCGACCCCATGGGTCACAAAAAAATCCGAGAGCCGCTGGTGGTTGAATTCAAACTCGCTCCATCCACGCAGGGTGCGGTGGAACTCCTCGCCGATGATCTCGCCCCACTCGGCGGCTTGCTCGGGGCTTCCGTAGGTGGTGCGAACGCGGGCGAGCATATCGACCGAGTTCGTCAAGTCGTAGTAGCCCGCGAGGGCTTGGTCCTTGAGCGCGGCAGCTTCGCCAAAATCCAAGTTCGTGCGCTCCCCCTGCCCGACTTCTTTGAGGTCGTTGGCGTTGAAGGGCGGCGCTCCGTTGAACATCCCGTCGATCAGAGCGCGGTTGCGGCTGCTGCCCTCGTCGGCTTTTTTGAGCGAGAGGTAAATCGAGCGGGCGGCGTCCACATCGCCCACACGGGCGCACGGGACTTCGCCGGTCACGGGGTCAAGCCCCTTCAGTTCAAGCGGAGAGTGGTTCAGGTTCATCAGTCTTTTTCTTTGCCGGTTTGGGCTTGGGGTTGAGGATTTCGAGCACCGAGCCATCGGCGACTCCGGCGATCACGGCGGTCTGTGGGGCGATCGGTTCGGCGTTCACCCCAGGAGCTTCTTTGAAAAAATACTTTCCATCCGCACCGCCGCGGTATTCGGAGGTGCCCGCTTGATTTTGAATCAGCTTTGAGACTGCCGAATCACGGCGCATCTCGAATCGCATTTGCACATTCCACGGCGTCTCCTTCGAGCCGTAGCCCAAGCGGCGGATCAGAGTGGAGCGCAAGTAAAGGTCGGGCGGGTAGATCGAGGAGGCGATGATCCGCGGGGGTTCCTGCCGCATCTTTCCTGTGGCAGGGTCGCGCTCCACGCTCGGCTCAGTGGCTCCGAGGTAGGGCATCTTTGCGGCGAAATACTCCTTCGCAATCTCCGTCAGCCACGAAGGGCGCAGAGGGCAACAAGTCTCGTCGAACCAATACCACGGGTCGGTGCAGCCCACGAGGTCGAGGTAGTGCGCCGTGTCGTGAAAGAGCTTGTTGCGTGAGTTGTAAACATGGTCGCCCGTGAAGATGTCCGCATTCGCAAAAGCTCCTTTCAAAATGTTGATCGCGTTTTCGATCTCGGCGACATCGCGGTTCCCGCCAACCAGTAGGACATCGTGCATCGCCACGCCCCCTAGGGAAAAAAGATGTTTGTAAAGGGGAACGGCTTTTTCGGCAAACGGGATGACAAGCAACATGGGTTATTATTCTACAAGGTTATTAACATCCGGCAACCAATTTTTCAAAAACTTTATCAGCATTTTCATGGGCGTCCTCAATCTCCTCCACCGTGGGCTCGTCGAGGTCGGGCTGACAGGCGTGGGTTACTTCATGTCGGAGAGTAGCTTGCATATTGAACTGCGGGTTGAGGTAGATCGTCCGTTGGGCGTAGTCGCAGAGCCCGTGAAGCGGGGACCACTGCCCGTCTCTCTTAATCGGCGCGAGGCGCTTAATTTCGATTTTCCACCACTTCCCACGGATTCGGACCCTGCCGGAGGTCTTTTTCACACCGCGAGAATCTTTTTTGTGGAACTCCCCTGGGGCGTGCTGATGCGTCCGTTCGCCCACTCAATGCGTCCGCCAGAAATCACAACCCCCGTTTCAGCGCCGTCATACCGGCGCACCTGGGTTCCCACAGGGAAAGGCCAGCGCCCAGGCTTGCTTTTCGTCGGGGCTGCTTCCGCAGGTTTGCGAGAGCTAATCGAATAGCATTGTATTGTGACCACCTTACCTTCAATCGCATCCCAGATTGGAAATTTGTCCACCACTACATCTTTGGCTTTGATGGCGGAGCGAAGGTTTTCATTGACGCGGCTTTCTGCACATCCGATTTTCTCGGCGACTTGGGCTCGGGTCAGCCATCCTTCGGGGACGGGTTTGACGCTTTTGGCTTTGTGTTTTACGACGAGTGCTTTCCAAGGATTCATAGGTTGTAGGGTTAATCTTCTAAAAAGATGGGCCAGGTGCCGGTGCGTCCGCGCTTCGCACTGAAAAGAAAGAGCGTCTGCTGTGGGGGCTCATAGGGAGCCTTGATGGCGATACTGTAAGCGTTGTGGCCGATGAGACTCCCGTTCGATACCCACTTCGGATTCTGTTGGCTTTGATGCCAATGCCCGAAAATATCGAGGTCCGCCACGCGGCCTTTGTTCCAGTTGGAAATCGCCTTTTCTACGGGTATGGTCAACCCGCCCACGCCCCCTTGGAACTTCAATCCATCCCCATGATGCAGGCGGAAGGTCTTGCCATAGACATCGAGGTAGGTGTGATATGATTCCCCGATCACCCATGTCACCCCGTCGGTGATCTCCTGCTCCAAGATTTTGTAAAGGAGCCATTCGTAAGAGTTCTTCCAACTTGTGCCATGGCGCGGTTTGATCGTCGTGCGCCCGTGGTTGCCGACCGAGCACGGGATGATGATGTGATCGAAGTTCCCCTCTTTACGGAAGGTGTTGATGAATTTCGCCACGCGCTCTTTGAGCCACAGAACAGTCTGCGTGGGAGTGAGTTCGTTCTCCTCCCGCAGTTCCTCGTGAATAAAACCGGACATCAAATCGCCCAAAAGAGCGAGAATACAAATCGGGATGTCGCAGCCGCCGCGCTGGATTTCGAGGAGTCGGATCGCCGACTTGGCAAACCGCTCGATGCGTTGATCGGCGACCTCCAAGTTAAAAGTGTTGAGGTGCGAAACCGTGCGGGGATCGACCGATTCCTCGCAGTGCCAATCACTCGCCACCACCACCGCCGCGGATTCCGTGGAGGATTTGCCTTTGCGCTCGATGGCGTAGGTGCGGTTGCCCGAGGGGGATTCCTTTAGTAAAGAAGCCACATCCATGCTGGCGCTCAACTCTTCGATCGCTTGCTGGTAGCTTGAGATCTGTTTTTTCAGGTCGTCCACCTCGGAGCGGTGAGCGCGAGTCGTGGAGGAGCGTTCGATCTCCTGCCACACATTGTTAGCTGCGGGTTGTTTTTTTGGCATAAATTCAAGCCCTAGGGCGGGTCGCCTCGAAGTGCATGGCATCGTAGCCCCAGAAGGCTCCGGCGCTCTGCCAGCCTTCGCGGGCAAACGCCTCCATGATCTCTAGGGGCATATCGGCCTTCAGCGGCCAGGTGTCTCGAAAAGTGTTGTCGTCGGCGTCTAAATCTATTGCCGCCCCCCAAGCGTGGACGGAAAACGAATTTCCGCCGCGTTTTAGTCGAAAGTTGAAGATACCGCCGTAGACGACCTCGCGATCCCCGATCGCTTGGAGAATCCGCGTCAGAGAAGGCGCGACCTTCAAGTGGCAACGAGATTTTTTCACGAGCTTCCCGTCGTAATACATAGGAAACGGGAACTCGATTGTGACGAGGTTCGATTCATCCCCAGGCTCCCCGTAGAACTCACGCAGCGCCGCTTGCGTGGAGTGTGGCCATGGGTTCGGACTCGGCATCAGCGAGCGCAAATGCTCGCGGCAACGGGCCTGGGACTTGGGGCCCCAGAACCCGTCCGGCACGACGCCGATCCGGCGCTGCATCCGTTGGATTTGATCGCTCGTCACTTAACCCTTGCGAACGATGTTGATGAGGCCAACAAGCGAGAGGCCAGCGGCGACGATTTGATTTTGAAGCTCTGGCTCCAAACGAAGCCCTAGGGCCGTGACGACGAGGATAATGCCGCGCCAGGTGGAATTTTCACTAAGCCGTTCGATGACGATGTTTACGATTTTCATTTGTCTTTTAACAGTTTGGGTTGCGTTAAGCCGAATTGCTCCCAGGCAAAAGCCATGGAATCACTCGGCGGTCGTTCGGGGGAAAATTTGGGCTCGTAGGCGACTTTGACGCTGAGTTTGAGGTTGCCTAATTCCCCTACCCGATCGCCAATCGGCGGGATGGGGATACTGACACAGCCGGTAAATACTAATGTGATACAAAATAGTAGGAGTTTATTCATTGGCGTTCGAGCGTGCGGATGCGGTTTTCGTGGTCGTTGAGGATATTATCGTGCCTAGCGTCCGTTACGGCGTTCTGTTCCATGCGGATAAGGACAGCCTCGATCTTCTCGATTCGCGTGTTTGCGTCTCTAAACTCCTCTTTGGTAACAAATTTTGTTCCGAGAAGCGCAACTGCAAGAAGCGCAACAGTGCTGGCTATTTTGAGCCCGATGTCAAAGTATCTGGCGAGTTCGTTCATACAATCCTAAGAGTTGAGGTGCTTGAAGTATAGGTTGCTGTGCGTCCAGGTGCCCCGACCAATGTTATTGCTGCGGAAGCATAGCTTTGAGCCGTTGTTCCTGGGAAAAATCTGTAGGTCTCGTTTGCCAGCGGAGCCGTGCCAAATGTGACCGCGAGAGCGGTGGGTGTAAACACGGCCTGCGTGAGCTTACTAGCAGTGGCGCCTGTGCATTTCGTCGTGATCAAAGTCCCTGCCGAGATGCCAGTCGCCCCCGTGTAAGTATTGACGCTGGAGCCTGAAAATGTGAGCGTTCCGGCCCCTGTTTTGGTAATATTTGAGCCGGAAATCACCCCGCTCATTGTCAGCACACCTGCACTAACGGCGACTTGACGGGTGCCAGTGAGGACGACATTGCCAGTCAAAGTCAGGTTGTTTGTGCCTGTGAAAGTGAAGTTTGCCGTTACAGAGACCGCATTAGCAATGCTAATACCAGATACAGTGCTGTTAATGATCGCCGAGGAATGCGCCAGCGTTAAAGTCCCAGTTCCTAACGCCGTATTGTTATTGATGATCAATGTTCCGCTGTTGTTGGAAGAGATAGTCACGCCCCCCGTAAAAGCGTTGGAGCCTGATAGCGTTAGTGACCCCGTTCCGATCTTTAGCAACCCTCCAGAGTTCGACGAGTCAATGGATGAGGCAAAGGTGACGTTGTTGCTACCCTGATTGACAAGAATCACGGATGAACTATTTTTGATGCGGGAAGAGATGTCTGTGTTGATGCCTGTTGCGTATTGAAGGGTTCCTCCACCGAAGGTGATGTTACCGCCCGACCCAAGGGCACTGGCATTGGCACTTTGTAGTATGCCTGCGTTGATTCGCGTGTCCCCAGAATATGTATTGACCCCACTCAAAACCTGAGTCCCACTGCCATTTTTCGTAAGCGATATTTTATTAGTTGCGCCGTCCTTTATGTCACCAGAAAATGTTGCGCTGCTGGTGTCTATTAAGACTGTTAAGAGAGAGTCGGTGGCTCCATTGTTGATGACTAGGCCGCGATTTGTTCCAGAAGTCACCCCGCCATTGGCGAGACTGTGGATCATCTCGTTGAAACCATTCATGTCGAATATGTTTTGGTAAGACCCATTGCCAGTGGCAGCACTGCTCCCGCGAATACTTAGGGCAACGAGATCGGGGATCACGCCGCTTGCGCCTAATTTCAACACCACATTACCGCGATTAGTCGCATTAGCTGCATCACCCCCGATTCCCCAAGTAGTTGTCCCACTTGATGAGTTTAATGAGTTGGTGAGCGTCAGGATTCGAGGCGAATTGTTAGTATTTGACGAATCAGTATTTGTTAAAATAAATCTCCCATTTATCCTGCCAGTAAACAGGCAATCTTGAATTAAATTTAGCCCTAAAATTCCAGAAATAAATCCACTTCCTGTGATGCCGCCAAAAGTTACGCCGCCGCCGCCGTATATGCTCAGGGCAGCATTTGCAGCTAAATTGATCACAGACCTCGAAGTCCCACTCCCAATAGTAAAAGTTGCGCTGTCGTTTACATTCACCTCACCGGATGTTGAGGCCACTACGTTAATTTGTAAAAGAGCGCTGCCATTTACACTCGCACTTGAACCACTCCAACCTCCAAAAATAAACAAGCTGCCACTATTTACTACGACAGGATTAGCATAACTTGATTGTAACCGTAATCCGCCTGCGCCATTTTTAATAATGGTTTTGCTGTCGCTGATGGTTCTAGAAAAACGCGGGCTATCAAACTTAATACTATCAAATACAGGAACACAATTAAACATAGAAAAAGTTGCTGTTTCGATGTTCACGACCGCAGGATAGTGAAACTCATTTACGCTGACGCTCGGCCATTGCACGAGCCAAGGCGAATCCCCACCCGTGGTGGATACCTCAATAAGAATTGAATTACCATCGCCGTCCGAATTTAAAATTGCCCAAGAGTTTTGAACCCCGCCATACTGTGATCCTATTTGCTCAATTCTTTGATCATAGCCATACCTGTCAAAAGCCGAGCCGTTCCAAGCATAAATACCACCATTTGAGCTTGTAACAGCTAACCTTGGCCCGCCTAAAGTTGCAGCCAAACCGCCCCTGCATCGTATGTCTATAGCGTCATTGAGGTTCATGCCGTTATGATGTAAACTGTGTTTGGATCGAGCGAGGCGAGCGCGTTATAGTCCGCAGTAGAAATAACCCTCAACGTGGCCGCGCCGCCGCCATTGGCTACCTTCCCATTAAGCGCGGTCTGAGTCGCAGTAGAAACTGGCTTGGCGGAATCCGCTGTATTGTCACAATTTCCTAAGCTGACATCGCTTTTGGTAAGAGTCACCGCGCCTGTTTTGCCAGCCACCGAAGAAACCCCCGTGACAAGCGCAGAAATTGCCGACGTCACGCTGGATGTGGTCGCGTAGCTTTGGGCAGAGACCCACGCTTGCGTAGCGTAAGATGAGAGAGTGGATGCCAATGCCGAGACCGCTCTTGCCGCCGTGAAATAGAGATTCGTGCTACCTTCTGTCACCGAGTCGGTGGAGCCTGGCGAGCCGACCATTTCGACATAGATAGAGCCAGACCATCTGTAAACTTTGTTTGCACTGCTCGCCACATAGATTTTGCCTGTCTCCCCAGTCTCGGGAAAATTAGCAAGAGCGGCAAATTCCAACACGTCGTCCACATAGCTCGGAAGCTGCGAGGAGGGCACCAACCCCTCGACGAGTGTGGCGTAAGAGCCGGACGCCTGCTTGCCGTCCAAAGCAGTTTGCAGCCCAGAAATGTTTGCAATAGCCGCGCCACTTTGCAGAGCGGAGTCGGCCTTAGTTCCCTGCGCGGCAGTTGCCGCCCCAATATCAGCAGGCGTGAGCGCATCCGTGCCGCCTGTAGCATGAGTTGATTTGTGAATTGCCGATGCCGCGATCTGAACCACCGCGTCACTACCAGGATGCTTTCCGTATATCTTTTTGTCAGCGTAGTTTACGGCTATTTCTCCTACCGCCATGGCGGAAGCTGTGGGGATGACCCCCACAGCCTCACTTTTTAGAACCGAGATTCTATTCGCCATTACGAACTAGAATGTTCCGGCATCAATCACAAAATCGGTGATCTGGCTCGTGCCATTGCCGACGAGGTTGCCAGTAAAGCTGGCTCCCGCAAGCGAAGCAGTCGAAGACACCGACAGAGTTGTGAACGAACCAGCAGCAGCAGTGGTGCCGCCAATGGTCGTTCCGTCGATAGTGCCACCCGTAATCGCCACCGCGTTCGCGTTCTGGTTCGCCATCGTGCCGAGGGCTGCGACGGTGCCTTCAAGGGCATTGATGTCGTTTTCGGCAGTCGTCATGCGACCTTGAAGGGCGGTGATGCCGCTCTCTGCGGTAGTGGCGCGGCCTTCAAGAGCATCAATGTCGCTTTCGGCGGTCGTCATGCGACCTGAGAAAACGGCGTCGAGCGCAACGGTGAAGCCAGTGTCCGCAGAACCAGTTACGGCAATCTGATTGGCGGTGCCGGAAACTGAGGAGTTCGTATTGTCGATCAAATCCACACCACTAGCGAGGTTGAAAACAAGCCCATCATTGGCATTGGCGTAGAACGCAGCAGCGGGAGCTAGAACGAAGTGACCCGCAGCAGCCACTTTGTAGTAGTCGCCCGCGTCTTTTTGGGTGAGTGAGGCGAGGTTTGTCGCTGCTCCGATGCTGGCTCCACCGGAGACGGTGCCAACATAGTTGAAGGCGCTCCCTAGGGCGTCGATTCGGAGACCAAGCGCGGTGTCTGCCGCTGCGCGAGTTCCAGCCTCAGTCGTGATGGCACCCTGAAGTGCAATGACTTCGGTGTCGAGGTCGGTCTTACGAACAACATCGGTCGTGCCGGAAGGGGCCGTCGAAACGGTGGCGGTGGTGAAGTTCTTCTTACCTGTCACCGATTGCTCGGAGCTTTTGTCCACGAACTCGCCTTTACCCGCCACGGCGATTGCGGAAGTGCCGTTGTGGATGTAAACTTTTTCATCAACGGAGTTAATTGCGATTTGTCCCGCTTCCATGTTGGAAGGGGCACCTGCCGCGCCAGTGAGGCGGCGGCGAACTACTTTGAGGTTTGGATTAGCCATAGTTTTTTTATTGGTTATTACTGACTGTTGTTGTTATTTGGTTATTACTGCTGGTTCTGGGAAAAGTCAAAAAGTTCCGGCATCAAAGGCCAAAGTGGAGGAGGCCACGCCACTCTCCACATACACAAAGCCGGTGCCTGAAGGGGCGGGGCCAGGGATGCCCTGATCGCCTTTCGCGCCACTCGCCCCAGCGGGACCGGCGGGGCCAACTGGACCGGAGGGTCCGGCCTCGCCTCGCTGCCCCTGGGGACCGGCTGGGCCTGCGGGACCGGCGGGTCCTGGGGCCCCTGGAGGGCCTTGCGCTCCCGTCACAGGGATCGACCGCCACACCGCGCCGTTCCACTGGTAGACGCGATCTACGAGTTGAACAGTATCGCCAAGTTGCGGGCTTGTGGGAAAAGTGAGCATTTACTTTTTTAATCTTACTAAGTCAATAGACCACCACACATTACTCACCCCATCGGCCAAAATAGCTTGATGAGTCCTATTAACATTAGTGAAAATTTCAAGATTCATTTGTGTTCTTTGTGTTAAGTGAATAACACCATCTAATTTCCCATGATCCAATATCGTTCCGGTTTGAGAAATAACTCCTGTCGGCCACTTTAATAAAGAACTTCCAACTATTGAAGAAAGTCGGGCGTTAAAATACATATTGCTTGACGATCCGACCAACTGTCCTGGTGAAAATTGGACTTTGACAACATAGACGCCAGGGGTTACTTCAAAACTTCCGTCAACTAATAAATTTACAATACTGTCGCTATCGCAAACTTTATTATTAAAACAAATATCGTTCCATGTGTTTGCAATATACAATGGGCCATTTACCCCCGAGGCTGTGTTAAGTTCTAGTTTTGCTACCCCGTCTGCGGCTGTGACTATTGAGCTAAGATTCATTTTTAATACACTCTCCAAGTTGTTCCTTCATATCGCAGGGTGATTTGTAGCCCCGCTACATCGCACACTAGGTTCTCCGCCAGTCCTTCAATGGTTTTGTTATTGCGAGCGATGGTTAGGTTCTTTATGCCCCAACTTTTGTAATGATCTACAATGACTACCTCCGCGAACTGCGAGGGATTGGCGGGCAGCGTAAGAATGAATGCGGCTGATGTAGTGTTGGCGCTGATGCGATCACCAGAAACGGCTGTGTAAGCAGAGGTCTTTGAGACCCAAGCAGACAGGTATCGAGCGTCTTGCTCTGCTTGAGATAGCTGGAGCTTATACCAAGCGCCCCAAACTCTTGCGGTGCCATTGTCAGAAGAACTCCTCCGCCATATCTGAGTGTTGGTCGGGGCGTCTGCGGTGAAACGGTGAACTGTCTGCGTTAGCCAACGATTATGGAAATGCGCTTCCACATACCCAAGCCACCAGTCAAGAACTCCTTCTGGCGCATTGGCGGCTTGGTTTCCTTGAAACCAACCATTCTCCAAAGCGTTATCCCAGTCGGTAATCGTCTGAGCCGTGGCTTGGAGCCTTGCGGGGAGCCTTGCGTTATCCAGAGTGCCAGCGTTAATCGCCGAGGCGTTGTGAAAGTGAGTAGCCGCCGCCGCTCCGAGATTAGTCAAAGCGCCTGCCACTGTGGTCGATCCCGTGCCGCCGTTGGCGATCGCTACCGTTCCAGAAACATTCGAGGCATTTATCGGCCAGTTTGGGCCGAAATCGGTAGTGTCGATCTGCAAGCGCAACTGAGAGCCGGACCAGCCAATGTAAAGTTTATTTGTGCTTTGATTTGCCCCTCCTCCTTGCTGCACTGGCGTAAAACCTAAACTATTTTGCTTGCCCGCAAGCAAGTTATTGGTTTCCGTCTCGGTGTAATACCGGTCGTCGTGAAAGTGAGTGGCTGCTGCCGCTCCGAGACTAGTCAAAGCGCCTGCCGCTGTGGTCGATCCCGTGCCGCCGTTGGCGACCGCTACAGTCCCAGAAACATTCGTGGCGTTGCCGGTCACGGTGCCCGTGAGACTCGCGGTGATTTGATTCGCGGAGAAATTGCCATTGGCGTCCCGTGCCACGATCGCGAAATTTGTATTTGCGCTTGTCGCCGTGGTGGCGGAGTTCAAGACTTTCCCTGCGGTAGAAATCGTCGCGAGCTTTGTGTCGGAAATTGCCGCCGCAGAATTGATGTCGGCATTGACAATCGAATTTGCAGCGATCGCCGTTGGTATCGTAATGTCTGCCGAGCCGTCGAAACTCTGAGCCGTGCCCGTGACATCACCCGAGACATTGATGGTGCGGGCCGTGGCGAGCTTGGTCGCGGTGCCTGCGTTGCCGGATACGCCGCCGGTTACGCTCCCCGTGACATTGCCGGTGAGATTCGCTGTAATCGTGCCCGCCGAAAAATTGCCGCTGGCGTCACGCTGAACGAGTGTGCTGGCGACATTGTCGGTGCCGTAGCCGACAGGGGTTCCGAGAGTTCCGTTGCTAACGACAACGGCTCCAGTTCCCGCTGGGGCGGGGCCTGCGGGGCCTTGCGCTCCGGTGTCACCCTTTACGCCCTGAATGCCTTGGGGCCCCTGGGGGCCGACCGCTCCGGTTGCGCCGGTTGCGCCGTTAGCCCCCGTCGCTCCGCGAGGGACTGTGAAATTCAAAACCGCTGCCGAAGTAGTCCCTGAGTTTGTTACCGCCGCGTTCGTCCCCGCCGCGCCAGTCGTCGTTGTGCCGACCGAAACGCTTGCCGCCGTTCCCGCGGGACCTGTCGCGCCGGTCGATCCAGCAGGGCCAGCGGGCCCACGAATCGGGCCGACATCGCTCCAAGAAGACCCGCTCCACACATACCCGTCGCCGGTCGCGGTGACGACATAAAGATCGCCTGCCGTGTTTCCCGTAGTTGGCAGGTTGGCAACTTGAGCAACAGACCCCTTTAAGACCACGCTGGTTCCTGCGGGACCTTGCGGCCCAGTAGGCCCTGCTACACCCGTCGCTCCGCGAGGGACTGTGAAATTCAAAACCGCTGCCGAAGTAGTCCCTGAGTTTGTTACCGCTGCGTTCGTCCCAGCCGCGCTAGTCGTCGTCGTTCCGACCGAGACGCTTGCTGCCGTTCCTGCGGGGCCGACTGCTCCAACGGGGCCTGCGGGGCCTGTAAGCCCCTGGATGCCTTGAAGTCCTGCGTTTCCAGTGTCGCCCTTTACACCCTGAATGCCCTGTGGCCCCTGGGGGCCGACTGCACCGGTTTGACCGACTGCGCCCCTAGGGATTGTAAAATTCAAAACTGCGGCTCCGCTTGTTCCCGCGTTCGAGACCGAAACGCTCGTTCCTGCATCACCAGTCGTCACGGTGCCGACGGCTACCGTTGCGGCGGGGCCCTGCACGCCCTGAATGCCTTGGATTCCTTGGATTCCTTGAATGCCCTGCTCGCCCGTCTCGCCCTGGGGGCCGGTCGATCCGATTCCGACCTCCACCCAATACCCTGAGCCACTGGCATCAAAAGTAAAAACATACTCGCGAATCTCCAGCGTGTTCACCCAGCGGGTGCCTTCGATTGGAAACGCAGGGGCGGTGTCGGAGTAAATGATTTCCCTAGGGGGAGCCGAATTGAACTCCGATGTGATGGGGTTAAATAAAAATCTCATGCTGGAAGCACGGAAGTTAAGTTTCCGTTAAGGTCGTAAATCAAGTTCAAGGTCTTAACGACCACTCCATTGCGAGAAAACCTCGCTTGGGTGGGGCCAAAGGCTCCGTGGTCCATCGCGATCGAGACGCCGTTGGTTGCATCGAAAGCTCCAATCGTCTCCACGGGGATGCGCCCGTTCACAAGGTCAGGGAGCTTGGTCGTGAGAATCGTCTGCGTTGCGTCACTTTCAGCTTTTACCTCGGTGCGGAAATCAACAATCGCTGTTTGCGTTTGGTCGAACTCTGTCTGCAACAACGCCTGCGTTTCGTCGCTTTCCGATTTTACTTCCGTGCGGAAGTCAACAATCGCTGTTTGCGTTTGGTCGAACTCTGTCTGCAACAACGCCTGCGTTGCGTCGCTTTCCGATTTTACTTCCGTGCGGAAATTAGTAATTGCCGTTTGCGTCTCGTCGAACTCTGTCTGCAACAAAGTTTGCGTCTCGTCGAACTCCGCTTTGACCTCTGCTTCAAACGGGGGAATGAGTGCCTGCGTCTGGTCAAACTCGGATTGAAGGAGCGTCTGTGTCGCGTCGAATTCCGCTTTAACCTCCGTCCGAAAATCAACGATCGCCGCCTGGGTCTCGTCAAACTCGGCCTGCAACAAGGCTTGCGTCTCGTCACTCTCGGCTTTTACCTCCGTGCGAAAATTGGAAATCGCTGTTTGCGTCTCGTCGAACTCCGCCTGCAACAACGCCTGCGTCTCGTCCGACTCGTCTTTGATGAGCTTCCCCAGGTCAACGCCGTCGTCGTAAAAAATCGAGAGGTCATCGGTGTTGCGATGAGTGTCGCAATCTTTGTAAGGGGGAAAAACAATGACCGTGTTGCCGCCAGAAATCGAAATGTCACCATTCGGCTCGATTGCGAAATTATGGTAAACGAAACCGACCGTGGAATTAACCACTAGCAACACCCGCTCCGGCGGCACCTCGATGCCTTGCATCGTGATGGTCCGCGTGGCGACATTGAAGAGGTAGGAGCCTTTGTATTGTTGCTTCACGGGTTATGTGGTTATTACATTATTTGCTAGAAAAAGCAAGTCTAAACTCCAGGCGGGGCAAATTTGTGCGGGTGCCCCGCAGGAAGACCGCTCACAAGCCCCCACTTATGAGCCAGATACCCCTCGATCTTTTGCCGAGTGGTCCTATCAGGGACCTCGCGAAGAACTAAAACCTCGCCAAAATCGTCACCCGACCCTGGCCCAATAGTCGTCCCGCCAACTCCGTCTTGTCGGCCTGCAAACATATCAAAAGGAGTTGTATCTAAAGAAACCCGAGTGCCATTAAAAAAAAGCTCAGAACTTGGTGCGGTCGAATCGGCGAAAAAAGAAAACATCCCCACAGCCGGGAATGCGGCGGGGTAATAATAGTCAACCCTATTAAGGCCAATATCCAGAATCATTCGGTTGACCCCTAGGTCTGTAAAGAAAGTTCCAAAAGTTCGATTTCCTGAAACCCCCGCGGAAAGCCACCGGCTTTTGGAGGCCGCGTTCCGTCGCGCCACGATAAAAACGGCTTCCTTAGAGTATTGAGCCCCTTGGTCCACATCAGCCAAAGCTCGACGGATTCCGTTTTTGTAGGTCAAAAGGTCATCGTCCACCGCGTCAAAAGCGATCGCGTTAAGCCCGTTTATAGTAGATAAACCAGACTTCGGGCGGCTGTCAGTAGTAGGAGAATTGTCAAAAGGACGAGCACTCCAAGTAGAATCGAGTTGGCTGTTCCACCGAGTGACATACTGACCTGAAGTCACTATTGAAGTTAGATCACTTGCATCTAACCAAATAGCACGGGTGTCGAGTAGAGAGGGGGTCCAATACTGAGAAGTGACTAGAATTAAATGCCCTTCGTTGTCATAGTGCAAAAAAATTGTCATCGTAACGCCGCCGCCCTTTGAAAATACAATCTGCGACGGGCCGTATCCGCCAGGAGTGAAATCAATCTCAACCCCGTTTTCCGCCGAATACTTGACGATATGCTCGATCCCTAGGAACCCGTTAATCAGCCCTGCGAGCTTTAAGTTGAGAAGGGCCTGTGTCGCATCGCTCTCGGCTTTGACCTCGGTGCGAAAGCCTGAAATCGCTGTTTGCGTTTGGTCGAACTCCGTTTGAAGGAGCGTCTGTGTCGCATCGCTCTCCGCTTTGACCTCGGTGCGAAAGCCTGAAATCGCCGTCTGCGTCTCGTTAAACTCTGCGTTAAGGAGCGACTGGGTTTCGTCGGACTCCGCTTTGACCTCGGTGCGAAAGCCTGAAATCGCGGTCTGCGTTTCGTCGAACTCGTTTTGGAGTAAAGTCTGCGTCTGGTCGAACTCCGCTTTAACCTTCATGCGGAAAGCAGAGGGGTCGATTTCTACAACAAACCGCGTCCCCCCGACCGAATTAGCAAATCCTGCGGAATACCCGTTGCCTGGATTGACAACCGTTATTACGCCGCCGACGATGTTGAGGACTCCGCCCTTATCTAAACCGCCTTGATAAATTGCGTAGTCGCCATTGAACGAGTCGATGGCGTCGTATCCGACAGCGGACAAAATTCCGCCCGTGGGGCTAACGATCGCCGCTTGGGTCTCGTCAAACTCGGCCTGCAACAAGGCTTGCGTCTCGTCACTCTCGGCTTTTACCTCCGTGCGAAAATTGGAAATCGCTGTTTGCGTTTCGTCGAACTCTGTCTGCAACAACGCCTGCGTCTCGTCCGACTCGTCCTTGATGAGTTGCCCGAGATCAATGCCATCGTCGTAAAAAATCGAAAGCGCGTCGGAATCACGGTGCGTCTCGCAATCTTTGTATTGGGGGAAAACAATGATCGTGTTGCCGCCGGAGATCGTGACTTGGGCCGTCGGCTCGTGTTCAAGGTTGTGATAAATAAACCCGACCGTCGAATTGACGATCAGCGCCAAGCGATCCTGGGAAAGCTCGATACCCGCCAGCGTAATCGTGCGCGTGGCGACATTGAAGAGGTAGGAGCCTTTGTATTGTTGCTTCACACGCCTCCAAGAGCGATGCTAAAAGCCATGACGGAGCCTTTGGAAATCTCGCCCTGGGGGCCTTGCGGGCCGGTGTAGCCACGGGGGCCAGGACCTCCGACTGCGCCGGTATCGCCTTTGTTACCCTGCACGCCCTGCAAACCCCGCGGGCCTTCGATGCCCTGGGGGCCTGGATCGCCGCGCAAACCTTGAAAACCACGGGCTCCCATCGCCCCAGCGGGGCCAGGTCCGCCCGACGGGCCAACGGGGCCAACGGGGCCCATGGGACCTTCGATACCGCGGTCGCCTTTGTCACCCTTTAACCCGCGCTCGCCCTGGGGGCCGGTAATGCTATCGCCTTTAAGACCTTGAAAACCACGATCGCCTTTTAATCCTGTCGGGCCGACGGGGCCGACGGGGCCGACGGGGCCGATAGGTCCGACCGCTCCTTGTGCCCCAGCGGCTCCAGGGGCTCCGTTCAAACCTGGCAACCCACGAGGTCCCTGGGGGCCGGTCAAACCGGAGCCAATGATTTCGATAATCTCTGCCATGTTAGATCGTTGCCTCCGGCACGACAACCACCGTGCCGCGAATGAGTTTCCTCACCACGCCGCCGGTCGTCAGTTCTAAATCGTAAACAAAATTTCCCACGGGGAGAGCCGCCGTTTCGTCAGGAGCCATCTCCAAAGAGACTGTTCCGCCCGCGCCGCCTAGCAAAATTCGGCTGTTTGCGGTGCTGAGTTCAAACCCCACCGCACCGCCGTAGTTCTTGCGGGCCTGCATCTTGGCCGTGTAACCTGTAAGGTTCATGACCTGCCCGTCCACCTTCCAGCGAAATTGCTTCTGAAAAGTGGAACCTTGCTCAATCGTAAGCGGGTATTCAACGGCTTCCATAGGTTGTGAAATTATTACACCTAGCAGTCCAAAAGGCAAGACGAATTGCGCTTGACATCGAAGCGCCCCATCATCTTGCGCCACGGGCGGGCAGCGCGGGGTCCGCTCTCCTGGGGAGGTCGAAGGCCCATCCGCTCGCGCACGACTTCCAACAAAACAAACGCCGCGTCCGCAATGTCAGGGGAGCGACCCATCCGTGCCTTCATGTCCACCTTCGGCTCGACGCAGAGTTTCATCCCGCCCGATTTGCGCGTCTCGAAATTGCGGGCGGTCATCTCCTGGGCGAGGTCGGGGCCAATGCCGCGAAGTTGCCCATTCTGCAAATACTCTTTCGCGCCGAACCAAAGCTCAGTGACACGATTCACATACTTGTCGTTGGCTTTCGTCGCGTCGTAAGCCGAGAGCGACCGATCACTCGGAGACCCTCCGAAATGCACCCGAAGAAAATCATTGCTCCCGAGGACGCGGGATAGCGCATCGCAAAACGGAACGCCGCCGCCCGTCACATCGACGCCGAGGTGGTAAGACTGCACCCGCTCACGCCGCAAAATCTCGGCGATCTTTGCCGCTACCTGAAAAGTGCGAGGCTCGTTCGAGGAAGCGTCATCCTCGACAAAATGGAAGGTATCAAATGATACCTGCTCCACGCCGTCCTTGTTCAGCCCATAGCTGCCGACATACAGCACACAACGATCTCCGCCCGAAACAAACGAAGGGTCCACGCCCGCGATCCGCGTCGTCGCGCCTTGCCAGACCGGCGGCTGGTCCCCTTTGAATTTGATGATCTCCGACTCCGAGTAGATCGCTTTGGAAATTCCCTGGGGAGGCCAGAAGCCGCGATAGTCACGCCAAAACATCGGCGAGTCGTCGCCCAGCCGCTCCACCGCCTCCTCGATCTTCTCCCATTTTTGAATCGGCCAAAGATTTTCCTTCGCCAGATAATTCGGGTTTCGCATGGCGTCGAAGTGCAGACAAATCCCACCCAGCTTGGTTTCCCAGCGATCGTCGTTCACCGTGATCGAACCCCAACCATTCTGCGGCTCCGCGAATTTTCCGAAGGGGTCGTAGTAGCTGACAGGGTTCGCCGCCGCGCAGATGTGAAGAACCGCGTTGTTCGCCAAGTTCGACATCGCCGTGTCGAGAAGCGAATGCGAAAGCTCCGACAACTCATCCGCTGCCAGAAAGACTCGCGGAGCTTTCATCCCTCGCATCTTGCCCGTCACCTCGTTGGTCTTCTTTGCTTCCGCGGGGATGAGATACACGCCCGCCTGCTCCATGCGAACCTTGTCGCGCACAACATAAATCGCCGGAGTCGGCGTGTCGGTGAGCTTCGCCGGAGCGACGGGCGCAATCGAAGGCCAGTAGCGGGACACCGCGCCCCAAACGCGCTTCTTAGAATCGCGGATCGAAGTCGAGGTCAGGAGTCCGAGTGTGTGATACGGCGCAGCGAGCCAATTCAAAAGAATCCACACCGCCATGAAATCCGACTTGCCCGACGAGCCGCATCCCGCGAAGCCCACGAACTGCGAGTAGCAGCACTCGTAGAGCATATCCTCGGCCCACGGATGCCAGATAAACGGCTCCGAATTTTTCGAGAAAAACATCTGCGCCGCTCTCTTGAAATTTTCCTCTCGCGGCGTTCCGTCTTTTGCTAGTGCTCGGTAAGCATGAAGCTCGATCGTCCAATCCGCAGTGCCTTGCGGATACACATAGCCGTAACGAACAACGCTGTTTTTTGGGACTGGAGTTTTTCCGTCATCAACAAAAATCCCAACTTTATTTTGAACCATTTCAGGACAAGATATGTCTAACTCGGGACAAGGTCAATTTCACTTTTACACAATATATTTTTTGTCAACTACTTATACAAAACTGAACACGAATTCGAGCCCCGTAGACTCCGGTTCTTTTTGTCCCAAATTTTCAGGGACAAATTTCTGGTTCTTCTTCGCAAGGCTACAGGTTTTTTTGTTGCGGTGTATGATTCTTTGTATAGGTTATTACACCCCAAAACACACTTTGTCCCAATTTTTGGGACAGAACCAGAAAGAAAAAAATGAAAACCCAAATTGAAAACATCGACGAAAAACACTCCGCCGTGCGCTGCGGTCCTGCGATAGTTCGCATCTCAAAATTATTTCGCGGCGGCTACACAACGCACCGTCTGAAATGGAAGGTCGGGAAGAAGACCTACAACAAATCCTACAACAACGAGTCAGCCGCTATGATAGAGGCGGAGCGGATCGTCAAGCACCTCGCCACCTGCGATGGAGCCGCGACGACGCTTTGCGGGGAGGACATCGTTTATTTCAACGAGTGCCGTCAGCGCCTCGGAAAAATTCCTCTGCATACCGCGGTAGAATTCTATTTGAAATTTCACGAATACACTTCCGCGAACCCTCAAAGTTTCTCACAGGTGTATGACGCCTTCTACGCGAGAGCCGAGGAGCGCGGGCTCTCTCAAAGATATTATCAAACCCTGCGGCACCACCGAAATGTTTGGGAACCGGAGTTTGGAAAACGACACATCGACACGATTGCGCCCGAGGAATACTTGGATTTTTTGCGAACCTCAAAATACCAAGACCGATCAAAACGAAATTTGTTCGGCACCCTCACGACGCTGCTCCGCTTTGCACGGAAAAAAAGATTCGTGTCCGAGGACAAGACTAACATCGAGTGTGACCTCCCCACCTTACGGGACCAGACGGTAGAATTCTACACGCCACCGGAACTCTGCCGCTTGCTGATAGCCACCGAGAGAAAATATCTTCCGTTCGTCGCCCTGATGGCTTTTGCGGGATCAAGACGATCCGAGGCGTCAAGCAAAAAACTCACGATGGCGGATGTTTTGTTTGAGGAAAAAATGATTCGGCTTGGCCCTGAGATCACGAAAACAAGAACGGGGCGAGCCCTCGACATTCCTGAAAACTTGATGGCATGGCTAAAAGAGTTCGGCCCTCAAGAAGGGCCTATTGTCCCGACCCACAAAATTCACGGGATCGACGAGGATCGTTTGAAAGCCTGCGGAGTGAAAACCAAGCAAAACGCCCTGCGCCATTCGTTCTGCTCCTACCACCTCGCCATGCACCGCGACCCCGCCAAGACCGCGGATATTGCGGGGAACTCACCAGAAATTCTTAAAAAGCATTATCGAGCCCTTGTGTCCAAAGTCAGTGCAGAAGGTTGGTTTTCAATAACCCCTGACAGGGTTCGGAGGTTTGCCCGCGAAAATAAACTTGACGGGTTATTAACTTGGTGAACATTTTCCAGGTTGCGTTGTCTAACAACCTGACAGCACAAACAACAAAAAAAAATAATGCCTAACCAACTCAAAGAAGGAACAAGTCGAGTCTCGTATGTCGAAAGCAACGAGGTCCACTATGCCCTTAAAATTATGTCCGCATATAAAGGCGTTTCGATTAGCTCCTTAATGCGTCAAGCAACTATACAATACCTAGAGAAGGAAGACTCAAGCGGAGTCGTCCTAGAACAAGCCCGAAAGGCCCTCTCCATGCAAAGCGACTCTTCAAAAGAACGCGCCAAAGACGGGATGGACCCGAAAATCCTTGAAATTGCCAAGATTCTTCACAAGAAGCTCGCGAAATAAAACAAGTGTTCCCCTCAGAACCCACACTCTTTTAATGCTTTTCCCTCAGAATGTGTAATAACCTGACATCAACCAAATAAATTAGTAACCATATATGATATTAACCCTGACAATCGACACGGAACTGGCCGAAATCTTAGAGGAGCTTTCTGCCAAGACGGGAACTTCCATTGAGGCTCTCAGCCTAGAGTTTTTGAAAGACTTCGCTGAGTCCGCTTTGGACGACCCTGAGTTGATTGGGCTGCAGTGTAATGAACCCTCCTAATCCGAAACAGATTCGATCTTTTCCATCGGCTCCAGACATCGAAAAGGGGCTGGAGCTTGAACAAAAACGAATGAAAAAAAACGCGTCGTGGATCATCCGAAGGGCTCTCAGGCTCTACTTGAGAAGGTATCGTTATTTAAGACTATGATTCTGGAATGTGATTTTTTCAAAGCAGAGCAAGGACCAGGAGGTAAAATTCGGCTGGAGATTGTCGGAGCAAAACCCTCCGAGGCCCCCGCCGAAGCGAGCTACGAAGCGGATAGGGCTCTGGAAAGACTTTCAGAGTTACTTGGGCGTCCAGTAAGTCGGGGAAACCTGGCTTACTGGCGGCAGTTCATGGGCCTCCCTTACAAAAAACTCGGACTCAAAAAATTTATTTATCGCGAGTCTGATTTGGCTCGCTGGTGCAAAGGAAGGACGATGTTGACATGAAGCGCATCAATTCTCGCGCCAAGGGCGCACGAGGCGAGCGAGAGCTTGCCGGATTTTTGACGGAACAGGGGTTCCCCGCGAAGCGTGGGGTTCAGTTCTCGCAAGGGCGCTTCGGTCTGACCGAAAGCGATGTCGTGTGCGACTCTCTGCCACTGCACATCGAGTGCAAGCGGGTGGAGGCGGGGAACCCCTACCAGTGGCTCTCCCAAGCCCAGCGCGACGCAAAGCCAGGGAAAATTCCCGTCGTTTTCCACAAGCGCAACGACCATGAGTGGATCGTGGTTCTCTCCGCGCAAGATTTCATCGCGATCCTGCGTGAGTCCTCTTTGGTGAAATGAGTATCCTCGACACCGCCTTGGAAGTGACGAGCGGCGACCGCCGCCGCGATTACGACAAAGCCACCCCCAACCACGAGCGAATCGCGGCCCACTGGAATGCCTATATTCAGGCCCGCAAAGACCCGACCGCCCCGCTTTCGCCTCTGGATGTGGCCCACTTGATGATTCTCCTCAAAATCGCAAGGACTGTTTACACGCCGACTCGCGACTCGTATGTCGATATTGCGGGCTATGCCCGCTGTGCCGCCCAGATTGCGGGCTTCGAGGAGGAATGAAGTTCTCCCTTTACCCATTTCAACAAGACGCGGTGGAGAAAAACCTCGCGAGTCTCGACGCCAACGGAGCCTCACTGGAGGCGACCGGCTGCGGGGGCGGCAAAACAATCATCGCCTGCGAAGTGGCGCGGCGCTACGGGCTACCCGTGGGAGTCGTCTGCCCCAAGAGCGTCAAAGCCAAGTGGCGAGCCACTCTGGAGGCTTTCGGCATCGAGCCGGTGTTCGTGGAGAACCCTGAAAAGCTCCGTGCGGGAAACACCCCATGGGTCAAAAAGTCAGGCAAAGATTTTAAGTGGACTCCCGTCCATCTCCTGTTGGTCGTGGACGAAGTTCATATGTTCGCAGGCTACAAATCGACAAACAGCAAGATGCTCGAAGTAGCCCCCTACCGAGTGCTGATGCTGTCGGCAACGGCAGCGGAGAGCCCGCTTCGCATGAAAGCGATTGGCTCCAAGCTCGGCCTGTTTCACCCTAGGGCGTTCTGGGGCTGGGTAAGAAAGATGGGCGCGGAGAACGGGCGCTGGGGCGGGCTTGAATGGGACCCGAAGACTCCCGAGAACAAGCTCGCAATGGAGCATCTTCATCATTCCATTTTCACAAGTCGTGGCAACCGCACCTTGGATGCCGTGCTGGCCGACCAACTCCCCGAACTCCGACTCTGTGACGAGCCAATTCACCTTTCGAGTGAGGATCGCGACGAAATCTTAAAACTCTACGGCGAGATGATCGACATCGAGGACCCTGCCGCCGTCAAGAATCTGCGGCAGCGCCAAGCGATCGAACTCATCAAAGTTCCCTACCTCGTCGAGCGAGCGTCAGAAATTGTCGAAGAGGGCGGGAGCGTCGTGTTGTTCCTCAATTTCCACGCCTCGATCGACAAAGCTGCCGCATTGCTGGGGGAGATGTCGGAGACGATTGATGGGCGGGTGTCGCAGGAATTGCGACAGGGGAGCCGCGATAGGTTTCAAGCCAATGTTCTGCGCTGCCTCGTTGTCCAAATTGGAGCCGGTGGTCAATCTATCGACCTCCACGACACGCACGGCAACGCGCCGCGCACGGCCCTTCTTTGCCCGCAATTTTCAGGCACGGCAGAGGAACAAGCGATCGGGCGGGTGCGCCGCGTCGGGGCTAAGAACCGCGCTCTGGCACTGCGCCTCTACGCGCCAGGGACGGTCGAGCAAGCGGCCCTGCACCTCACGCGCCACAAGCGCGAAAACCAACAAATTTTGAACGAAGGAATTATGGAAAACACAACAGACCGCGACATAGCAGAGGTGTCGATCGCGGCGGCACCACCAGAAAAAGAACACGCGGAGCATTCTCCGTCGTCACTAAAAGAAAAAGCGAAATGCCCAGGCTTTCGCAACGACAACACGCGAGACACCACAGCCGCCGACCGCGGCACCTTAGGGCACCTCGCGATCGAAAAGGAGAACCTCGATGTCATCCCCGCCGATGACGAGTTCCTTCGCAAATGCGCGGGGCTCTGCCTGCAATACCTCCGGCAGCTTCGCGAGAAGTGTGGAGCAGGGCTGGAGGAGATTCGGGAACGGCGCTACATCGTGCTCGATCAGTTCGGGCACATTGATCACATTATGCTTCACGGTGACACCGCCGAATTGGTTGATTACAAGTTCGCGTGGGGAAAATATGAAGCGGATTCTCCTCAATTTTGGGCTTACAGCATCGGAATTTGGGACGCACACCCCCAGATAAACAAAATTTCTGTTCATGTGCTTCTTCCCTTCCAGGGCGTGATTGATGTCGTGGAGTGGACTCGCGACGCGGATTACGACCGGCTTGTCGCTGCTGTCACCGCTATTGTCGAAGCCGCCAAACGAAATGACCCCGCCAACTACCAAACCGGAAGTCACTGCGCGTGGTGTAATAACCGCGCACAGTGCCACAAGCTCAACAGCCTCGCGCTCACAATCGCCAGCAAATATCAGCCAGACGAACTCGCGCTGCCGCCGGAATACGACCCAGCAATCATCAGCGACCCCGAGAAAATGGCGCTCGCCAAAAAGCTCGCTCCCATCCTCAAAGGTTGGGCGGAGAAAGTGGATGCGCGGGCCTTGGAGCTTCGCCTTTCCGGCGTGGAAATCCCAGGATGGGAACTCGCCGAACGGAGCAGCGCGTTTGAGATCACTGACCCGCAAGCAGCGTGGGAAGTCGTGAAAGAAAAAATAACGCCGGAGGCTTTTGCAGCCTGCGCCAAACTAAAAATCGGCGAGTTGGAAAAAGCCTACTCCCGCACCGCGGAAAGAGGCCAAATGGCTAAAGCCAAAGCGGCTCTACGCGACAAGCTGATCGACGCGAACGCTGCAAAAGTCGAGGGGACAATCTCGTTCTTAAAAAAATCAAAAAACTTTTGAACATGATATAACCTAATAATGTCTAACACAACCCCAGAACAAAAACCAAAAACCACAAAAACCGAAAATATGGCAACAATAACATTCGACGAAACCACCACCGAGTCCAAACAACTCGCGACCACCCAGCCAGAGGCAAACGCTCTCGCTAACATCACGACCACCACGGCCCTCGCAGAAAAAGGGCTCGTTGGCGACTGGAGTGCCTCAGACACACGCCTCCCGCGCATCAATCTTGTCAATAAAACAGGCGTTCTCGCTGACCAGTTCAGCCCTGGCACTTGGGTTCTCGACAAGCAACACGCCATCTCAAAGATCGACCCTGCCGACAAAAAGAAGGGCGTTCCCATGCGTGTCATCACGCTTCAAATGCTGAAGCAGTATCAAGAGAACATTCCTTACGACGATCGCGAACAAACCCCCGCGAGGCTCTTTAACACGGCCTCAGAGGTTCGCGAAATCGGTGGGCAAGTTCACTGGACTCGCGGAGCGGGCTTCTTCTCGGAGATCGCCACCGTGGAGTTCTTGATTCAAGCGATGGATGACATCAGCGACGATGCCGAGCCGTTGTTCTACAACATCGCTTCGGATGGCACCCGCTACACTCGCGCCGTGGCGACATTTGCTTCGACCGCATACAGCGGCGTGGCGGTGCCGATCGCGACCAGCCTCCGCACCCACCTTGCCGCAACAGGTCTCAAGGGCGGTCAATGGGACTTAGGCAGCGTCGTTATGACCAAGGCTGACAAGTCTTGGTGGACTCCGACAATCCGCTCGGCGGGCCTCGTCACCGAGGCTCAGAAGGAACTCATCTCAACCCTTGCGTAATATTATTCGGGTTGTGAGATGTAATAACCTCACAACCCGAACCTCTCTAAATGTGGATACTGACACCATCACTCACCTCTCGCTTTGCAGCGGCTACGGGGGTATCGACCTCGGCCTCAAAAGAATCTTTGGCAACCGCCTTCGCACACTCGCTTATGCAGAGATCGAAGGGTTCGCCATCGCGCACTTGGTCTCAAAAGCTCAAGCGGGACACTTGGACGACGCACCTATCTGGAGCGATTTGCGATCCTTCCCTTGGGGAAAATTTCACGGACTGGTGGGTATCTTGTCAGGCGGCTTTCCGTGCCAACCATTTAGCGCCGCCGGAAAGCGCGGGGCCGACTCAGACCCACGCCACCTCTTCCCCCACATCCTTGACGGGATCACTCAATGCCGACCTTCCCTTGTTTTCTTGGAAAATGTCGAGGGTATCGTCAGCGCCAAACTCGCCGGAGACGGCTGGCGCGATCCCGCAGGGACGCCTGTTTTGCTCCATGCCCTCCGCGAATTGGAGCGGGTGGGTTACGAAGCGACGGCTGGAATTTTCAGCGCGTCTGAAGTCGGCGCACCGCACCAGCGGAAACGGGCCTTCATCTTGGCCTACGATCAGAGCAAGCGAATACAAGGATGTTGGACCCGTTGGGTCGAAGAGTCACGATCACATGATGAAAAAGGGCTACCTCTGTGCGGTGGTGACGCAGGATGCGGCGAATTGGCCGAGTCTGTCAGCAATGGCGAATCGTGGGGAGCTTGGCCCAGCCGCCCCGGCCAACCCCAGCACGGATGGGAGCCGCCAAGGGTGGTCGGTGGATTGGCGCACACCGCAAGCCAACGAAGCGGGAGCGAGAGTGGAGACGCTTTACACGAAGGATGGACAACCAGCGAGACCGGGCGAGAGAGCCTACCGCAAGACGCCGGATGGACGGATGGTGCTGCAATCCCAGACAATAAATCAACAGGTGGAGAAGGTCCAGAATTGGGCAACGCCGAATGCGTTTTGCTATCAACCGCCGGAGAACACGGAGCAATGGACGAAGCGAGCGGAATACCAGCAGACGGAGAAGGGAGTGAACCTTCACAAGCCGATTCAGACGCAAGTCTTGCACGAAGTGGAGAAGCAATGGCGAACCCCGTCATCTTCGGACGGCGAGGGCGGCGTGATGGAGATGCGGGAGGGCTGTGCGGGGAAATACAAACTGCGGGATCATGCTGCGAACGGGAACAAATCAGCAAAACTGAACCCGCGTTGGGTCGAAACGCTCCAAGGCGTCTGCATGGGGTGGACCTCGCCGAGTTGTCCGGCCTCAGTCATCAAGAACTGGCCGAAATTTGTGAGTGGATGGTGCGCTCTGACAATCGAACCGACGAGCTTCGACTCCTCGGCAACGGAGTCGTGCCTGCCGCAGCAGAGCGAGCTTTTCGCGTCCTCTGGGATGAACTCATAAAATGACATACGCCATCGACTTTGAATCCTTCTACTCCAAGGACTGCACCGTTGGAGACATGGGAGCGTGGCACTACGCCCGCGCCACCGACATCTACCTCGTCTCGATGGTTGGGGACGACGGCCTCCGCTATGTCGGGCATCCGAAGTCGGCCCCTTGGGAAGCCGTGAACGGGGCGACATGGATCATGCACAACGCGGCCTTTGACCTTACGCTCCTAGGCGCTCTGATCGAAGCTGGCGTTGTTCCGCAAGTAAGCGGAGAGGTCTTTGACACCGCCGACATGACGGCGTTCCTCGGATTCCCCCGCTCACTCAAAGAAGCCAGTCACCACCTTCTCGGGACCGAGGTGTCCAAGGATGTTCGCGACAAGATGAAGGGCAAACGCTGGGAGACGATGGATGTGGACTTCCGCGCCGAGGTAGAAAAATACGCGCTCGGCGATGCAGAGAACACTTTGAATCTTTGGCTCAAGCACGGCAACAAGTGGCCGGAGCATGAGCGCCATGTGTCCCGCGTGACCCGCGAAATGACCATGCGGGGCGTGCCGGTAAATATAAAAAAGTTATTCCATGCAAGCGTAACTTTGGAGCAGACCTCCAACGAAACCCGCGACCTGTTGCCATGGCATCCTGCGCGTCCGGCGTTAAGCCTCCATGCGGTGCGCGACCAATGCGCGATCGAGGGCATCTGGGCCCCCGACAGCTTCGCCGAAAAAGAAGATCAAGCGCAAAAATGGGAGGAGGAGTTCGCCGATAAGTATCGTTGGGTATCCGCGATTCGCGAACACCGGAAGGCGAACAAACATCTAAAGACAATCCAGACCATGCTCTCCCGAACCCGCCCCGACGGGCGGATGGGTTACGATTTGAAATACTTTGGAGCCACCACAGGGCGCGACTCGGGTAGTGGCGGCTGGAACGCTCAAAACCTCCCTAGGGACATTGTCTCTGGCGTGGACATTCGCTCGATGATCGAAGCTCCCGAAGGAAAGATGCTCGTCGTTTGTGACCTCGCGCAGATTGAAGCCCGCTGCATCCTGTGGCTCGCTGGCGACCACGCGACCCTCGATCTTCTCAAGACTGGCGTTGATGTTTATGAGGCTCACGCCCGCGCCACGATGGGCTACTCCAACCTGCGCCCGCTCAAAGAGGTGGACAAGTCAATGAGACAACTCGCCAAGGCCCGTGTGCTGGGGCTCGGCTTTGGGTGCGGAGCCAAGAAATTCCAGGTCGTCGCGAAGATGATGGCGGGGCTCGACATCGCGCCTGCCGAAGCGGAGCGCATCGTCGCCGACTACCGCGCCTCGAACCCAAGAATCGTGACTCTTTGGAGAAGGCTCCAAGCAAAACTGGAGGAAAGCGCAGGGAACAACCTAAATGTCCAACTCCCAAGGAAGCGCGAGTTGGTTTACCGCGAGATCAAGGCGTCCCAGGGCGAGTTCTCGGGCGTGATCCCGCGCAACGGAAAAATGATGCGAAGCAAGCTCTATGGCGGCTTGCTGGTGGAAAACCTCACGCAGGCGTTTGCCCGCGACATCTTCATGGATCGGGTGAGCGAACTGACCCGAAAAGGCTACGAAGTCATCATGCGGGTTCACGACGAGGTGGTGTGCCTCGTTGATGAGGACAAGGCCGACGCCGCGCTCAAAGACATCGAATCCACCATGGCGATCGCCCCAGCATGGTGCGCCAATCTGCCCGTCGGAGCAGAAGCGAACCTGACCAAAAGCTATGTCAAATAAGTTTCTGCCACTCGACACGCTCGGAGCCAGACGAATCCTCTGCGCGATCATCGAACAGGCCCGAGCCGATCTCGAACTTAAAACCGAGCGGGATGCCGCGATGAGGTTTTTCAACTCCGACGCCTTTGCGGTCGCAGCCTTCGCGCTGGGACTGAATGAAAAGCGCATCCGTCGAGTCTGTCAGGAAGTTTATGAGCAAAACGATCGAACTAAAAAAAGTAAGGACTGGCACAGGGCCACAGGCCCGCGCAAACACAAACTGGCAAAAGTATCGGGAGAACTACGACCAGATATTCAAGAAACCAAAAAATGATCGACCCGAAGGAACACCATCCAAGTGACTTGTGTTTGCCGGAGTGCCCTCCGTCTGGCGAAGGGTGCCACCGCTGGCTCTACCTCGTGATTAACGGGCTCGTGAACGCGGGCTTGGACGATGACGACATCGAGGCGTGGGTTGACCACTGGATGTCTCGCCCTGCCCAGCCAGGAGAAGTCGAAAACACCCTTCGCAAAATTCGTGGGGGCGGGTTGCATAACCGCATACACTACATACCGCGCCACGACCTCGATCCCGACGCCATCAAAGAAGCCACCAAAGAGGGACCAACTTCCTTCGAGGAGATAGAGGCTATGAGCCCGATCGACCCCCGCAGTGTCACGGTGCATGACTACCTCCGCATGGTCTATGCCGACGGGGAGAGAACCGTCGTCTTTAACGACGAGCGGAGCCAAGGCCAGATGGTATGGGGCCACTCGACCCCTAGGGGATTCTTGGACTGGGTCATCAGAAATAACCGCGTAGGAGCTTGGTTCCTAATGAACCCCGTCAGCGGCGAGAAAACATTTATCGAACGACTCGGGAAAGCGAGCCGTCGAGCCGAGGAGAGCATATCGGCCTACAAATTCGCTCTCGTTGAAAGCGACAAAATTGAACCTAACCTATGGCTGACAATACTGAAAAAACTCCCACTCCCGATTATTTCCATAACCCTTTCGGGGAACGAGTCGGCGCACTCGATCATCTTAGTCGGAGCGACCTCGAAGGAGCAGTGGAGCGAGAGAGTGAGGAAGTTGGCGAGCTTGGTTGTGCCGCTGGGGGCCTGCCAGGGGAGTCTGACGGCGGTGAGGCTGACGAGGCTTCCGTTCGTGGAGAGGAAGGACACGGGGAAGGAACAGAGGCTCCTCTTCCTGAACCCGACGCCTTCTCCGCTGCCATTGACGATGCAAAGCGCAAGCTGAAAGTCGGGCACTCGGTCGATCCCGACCAGTTCGACGACATCGCTTTTGACGGGCGCAACTTTTACGACCGCGGAGCAGACAACATCTGGCGTTTGCTTGCAGGCGGCATGGTGACTTCCATGCTCAAGGTTCGGGGCTTCTCCGACCGAGCAGCCAAGGGGCAGACAGCTTCCCCGCTCGACCGCGCCAAGCACACGATCCTCAAGCACCGCCGCGTCGATGGGGCCGCTCCGTTCCTCTACCACAAGAACGACATCTTCGTTCGTGGTGGGCGCAAGTTCCTCAACACTTCGACGGTCAGCATCATGGAGCCCGCGTCCTCAGTCGGCGCGTGGGGGCAGCACTTCCCGCTCATCGCCCAAGTCTATGACAATGTCTTCGCCAAGCCGATCTACCGCGATCTGTTCCTTGCGTGGTTCAAGCGATTCTACGAAAGCGCCGAGGAGGGGGAACTCGCCCCAGGGCAGGCTCTCGCCATGGTTGGTCCGATTCACTGCTACAAGTCGTGGACAATTCACAAGGTCCTCAAACCCGCCATGGGGGGCTTTGCCGATTTTTCCTCGATGGCAAGCGGGGACGCCGGAGGGTTTACTGCGGATGTATTCGAGAGTCCGCTCGCGGTGATCGACGACGCACGGGGCGCATCGAGCGAGGAGAAGCGTAACCAGTATGCGGCGCAGATTAAAAAACTCGTCGCCAATCCGGTCCACGCCTACCACAAGAAATTCGAGACCCCGACCGAGATTTCATGGTCAGGGCGCGTGGTTCTCGCCCTCAACGACGATCCGTTCTCCATCCGGCTCATGCCAAACCTTGAGATCAGCAACGCCGACAAGATGATCGCTGTTTACATGAAATCATGGGAGGACCACCCACCCTCCGAGGTTTTCAAAAACATCGAAACGACGGAGTTGCCACACTTTCTAGCTTGGCTTAAAGCGTGGAACCCACCAAAGGAGGTGCTCGATGAAAGAGGGCGTTATGGAATTCGACCAATCATTGCAGAGGAAGTTCAGGAGCGTATTTTTCAAAGCTCCCTCGCTTACTCGATTCAGGAAAAGCTCGCCGAATGGTGGGCTCGACGCACGGCAAGCGAGCGAAAGACTCCCTTCGTCGGCACGGCATCGGCAATCCTCGACGAGCTTGGAAACTGCTTCCGCTCCTCTCCCGAGCAAATGCGCGGGATCACCCACACAATTTTGTCCGCACGATTGCGGGAGCTTGTTTCCCGCGGGGACCTCGGCGTCGATGTGGTCAAGAGGGGGCCGAAGTCCAAGAAGTCCCTCCAATTCTCCATTTTCCTGCCGTGGGTCGAGCCGAAAGGTGATGTGACCTACGACAGCACAGAAAAAAGCGTGTCGTGACGCTTACCAAGACCAAACGGGAGGTTAGGCCCGTTCTTTCAGACTGTGCGCCCGCCACAGTCGGTCATCACGAAGCGGGAACTTTTATTTGAACAAATCCAAACCAACAATGTCTGTAATAACCGCATAACCATGACAACCGACAACACCGAAACACTACTCAAACTCGCCTGGTCGCTCCGCGACGAGAAAGCCAAGAAAGAGAAAAAACTCCTGGGGAACCACTGGACTTATCTCACCGCGGGAATCCGCAGGGCTGCGGACAAGGAAGGCATCAAACTCAAAGACCTCAACGATGACGACAAAGCTCACTTCGTTTTGGAGGCCGGAGACGAAGCCCTCGTCGGGATTTACCGGCGCATCGGCCCTGCAACAGCGAAGAAACTCCTCAAGGAAGCAATGAATCACCTTGCAGAGAAACATGATAAAGAGATTGAGGGGCTACTTGAATGAGAAAACTCCCCTTCCCTTTTGCCAGCGGAGAAACCGTCTGCATTGCTCTCTTCGGGACCATGCTCCTGATCGCGGGGACAATGAACCTCGTGGAACGCTATCAATTAGAAAAAGAAAGGCCGTTCAAATCCTGCCCCCTCTGCGGGGCGGTGGAGGATTCAATTACCACTTCTCAAGAAAATACTGAGAAATTCCTACGCAAAATAGGAAAATGGGAGGAAGCGAAATGAGTGACACACCAGAGACGGATGCCTTAGTTCCACAATTTTGGAATTGTGGTGAAATATTTGAAGTTTTTGCTCTTTGTCGTAAACTTGAACGCGAGCGCGACGAGGCGCTAGAGGACTTGGATGTCGCTGCAATCCATTCATGCCACAACGAATGCCAACGACCGATGTGTGTGTTAAGGCGCGAGCGTGACGAGTTGCTTGATCGCAACGCCAAACTCCGCGCCGAACTTGAAGATGGTGTGAAATGAAGGCTCCTTGGTGCGATGAGAAAAAAACCTACGCCGACCTCCCAACAGCTAGAAAAAACTCGGCGCTGTTTTGGACGCGCACCGGAAAAAGGCTTTGGCCTTACCGCTGCGTGACCTGCGGCGGCTGGCACCTGACCTCGCAGACCCCAGATGAACAACTCAAAAAAGGATACAACACTACTCTCAAATGAAATGCCCGCACTGCGAAGCCGCCAAGTCCAAAATCATCGACTCCCGCAAACTCCGCGATGCTCACGGCCTCCGCGTCCGCCGCAGACGGCAATGTGCCCACTGCCGGAAGCGATTTACGACCTACGAGGTCACTGAAATCGCGCCGGAACAGAAATTCAAGCCCCTCCCCTCCACCAAACCGCGCAAAAAGACCGAGAAAAAGCCTAAAAAGGCTACAAACTGGCTCGACCGCGTCCATCAGATGATCGAAAAGACTGAAACAGCCGAAAAAGTCATCCGAAGCGAGCTATGAACACCCGAATCGGGAGCCTCCCCAAGCACCTCTACATCGAGGTGGACTCGAATTATACGCACGAAACTCCCTGTGGCTTTGTCCCTGGGGTTTGGTTTGGCCTGGTGTCGATCCCAGGGCGGGTGTGGGGCTTGAATGTCATGCTTGAATGCGGAGCCGTCTACCGAAATCTCCCCCCACACGCTGTATCCTTTTCCAAAGACCCCGATCCCCTATGGAGCGAGGAGGAAGCCCAACTCTGGGACTGCTACGGTCACGATTGGGCGGTCCACGAATATACTTACCTGCGCGGGCTGCGCTGCCACGCCCTCATTGGCGAAAAATCCTACCGCGGATCGTATCTCTTTACCACTGCCCCCATGAACGAGGGGTTCTCTGATTCCCCAGAACAAAACAAGGAGTTCATGTTCCTCGAACTCGATAACGGACGACTCACGATCCAGCCGACCAACAAGGTCGTGTTCGAGGATCGGTCGTTCACCGCCGGTGTGGTTCCTCGACTCAGGGTTCAAACTGAGACCTGGAGTTGCGAATAGGCGTGTATTGTAACATTGTTTCTTTGATTCTTTGCGCCTTTGAAGGGCGCTTTTTTTGTTTCGAGGGGGGTTTAGCCCGAAAGGGGGGTTTAGCAAAACCCAAACCCCCCGGTTTTTACGCATTAGAAATAATTCCCGACGAAGTCGTTACATAATTCTCGGGGGGTTTGGGGGTTTAGGGGGGCGGAATCGACGGGGGGCTCTTTTCGGGGAAGGTATGGG